TGTACCACTTCTAGCTGCATTACCATCTGGGTTTGTAACTAAAATTCTAACGTTTTGTCCGTTTGTTAAACCAGCTGTGCCAGTTGTAAAGCTTATTGTTGTTGCACTTGTAAATGTGACTGATGTTGCGGATTGAAAAGCACCATTTGCTCTTTGTAATTCTACTTTTGGTATTGATGCAAAATTTTGTCCTGTGATAGTTATTGTACCACCTACATCTGCATCTATAACTGTTGGTGTAAAACTAGATATGAC